CTCTGCGTAGGCGCGCTGAATGGCATAGTAATTCGACCGCTCACGACAAGCGACGGCGTAACAGTTGTAAGCCATATGCAGCAGCACACGCACGGGTAATGAGTACAGTGGTGCGGCCAGCGCAACGGCGCCCAGGATGAGGTGGGCAGCTATGTTCCACCCCACTTTGCCGACAAGGGCCTCAGCCACAATTAGCCCGATGGTGGTCGCAACCGGATTCATGGTGCGGCACACCTCCTCCATGATAGGCGCCCACAACAGTTCAGCGATGTACGGGTGGTCAGCCAGTACGAGAACGGTCGAACCAAAAACCGTGGTTGCGACGGTTAAAGCGTACTGCCACATTGGTCCGGGTATGGTAAATGCCGCAGTGCACAACCGTGGTCGCGGTTCGCCTAGACGGTCGACCTTGTTCATTTTGCGCCAATAGGGGCTCGGTACAGAAGCGGGCAACGGCACGTCAAGTTCAGACATCATGTCGACGACCGCAGCTTCGCCGAAATTGTAGAGTGCCATATAGTCGGCGTAAATGCGCGGGTTGAACCCGACTGCGACGCGACGTTCGATAATGCCGGCTAGATTACGCACGGCGTTACCGACAGCAGTATTACGGAACTGGCGAGCGCGGATGCGTGCCATCAACCGCTTCGGCACGAGAGGCAAGTATTGGTCCACGACATTTTGTAAGTACTTGCGGACCATAGGGTGGTGGTTCATGGCCGGCAGCACGCACTCAGCGACGGCCACAGCCCACATGGCGACGTGGGAGTCAATCACTTCTTTATTACGGCAAAACAATTTCGGTACGAGTTTGCCGGGTTTCTGTGAGAATGCCCGCCCGTTCGGTGTGTCGGCAGAGTACCAACGCCCGCTACAGTACTCCATAGCGATCAGTTCTGTTGATACAGCGACCTTTGCGCGGTACCCGGCACGAAGGTACAAATCAACAATACGCTGTTTAATGGCTAGGGCGTCACTTGGGCAACCGACACAAACGTCGGCCCCGTCGTCGCCTTGGACAATGCCATAGTGGTCGTAACCAGCCAAGGCGTCTTCAAGTTGAATTTTGGAACCCTCAGTGTTACTACTTGAGGTGTCCGGGCGGCCGCTTGGTTGACCGCCGTCGCTAGTGTAACGGTAGCCAAAGGTGCTCCAACCGCTCAACCGATGAAATCGCATAAGATCAAC